CCCGCCACCACCCAGGCGGAGGGCCCCACCTCGCACACCCAAAACCAGGAACCGCTCAGCGTCTACCAGCTAATGGCCCGCGTCATGCGCGACGTGCGCAACCTCGGCAAGGACGGCTTCAACGACCACCAGAAGTACCGCTTCCGGGGCGTCGACGGGGCCATCGGCGCCCTCGCCCAGCCGCTGCGCGACCACGGCGTCTTCATGACCCCCGAGGTCCTCGACTGCGAGTCCGAGGTACGCGGCAAGATGAACGCTGTCCGTATGCGGGTCGCCTTCCACTTCTACGGCCCCGCTGGCGACCGCGTCACCGCCATCACCATGGGCGAGGCCTCCGACACCAGCGACAAAGCCTCCAACAAGGCCATGTCCGCCGCCCTGAAGTACGCCCTGATCCACACCTTCATGATCCCCGTCGACGAGGGGTCGCTGGACGACGGCGACCGCGACCACCCGGTCGGCCAGCGCTCCCCGGCCGACGCCTACGTGGAACGGCTGCGCAAGCCCGCCGTGTGGAACAACGTGACCGCCCTTCAGGCCATGCACACCGAGGCCGGATCGGAGGGCCTGCTCGGCGCGACCGTGAACGGACCCGATGGAGAGACCACCCTGGGCAACCTGCTCAAGGCGCGCGGCACGCAGCTGAAGGCGGAGGCCGCCGAGCGTGAGCAGCGCAAGGCGCAGGAAGCTCCGCAGGCGGCCGCGCAGATCGCCGCCGAGCACGGCGTGCCCGCCCAGGCGCCGCCGGCAACGGCCGACGACGAGGACCGCAGCGGGCACGTGCAGCGCCTCATGGCCCAGGTCGCCGACCCGACCTGCTGGAACAACCCGCTCGCACTCAGCCAGATCAAGAGCGACGCAGAGAAGCACCAGGTCCTCGACCACGAGGTACAGGGCCCGCCGCCCGGCCGGGAGTGGATGCCGTTCCGCAAGCTCCTCGACGACCGATTCGCCGAACTCAAGCAGGCCGCCGCTGGCGGCGACACGGGAAGGAACGCAGCCTGATGGCCGGTCGCACGATGCAGCAGACGCGCACAGCCGCTCACCGGCCGGCCGTCAGGCGCCGCCGCTTCCGCCACGACGAATACGTCGCCGTCGACCTCTTCAGCGGCTTCGGCGGACTCACCAAGGGCATCGGGGATGCCGGATTCACCACGATCATGGCCGCGAACCACAACGAGTACAAGGTTCAGGTCCACGAGCGTAATCACCCCGATGCCGAGCACTGGATCGCCGACCTGGTCAATCCTGACGCCGCCGACTACCACTCCGCCCGCGACCTCCCCCCGGCTGACCTCCTGGCCGCCGGAGTGAGCTGCGTCAACCACTCGCTCGCCAACACGATCCGGGCGTACGAGCAGGGCCTGACACTGTTCGAGCTGGAGGACCCTGACTACGAGGCGCGCGTCACCAGGTCCGAGCGGGACCGGGCGACCGCGAACTGCGTGCTGCAGTACGCCGCCCAGCACCACCCGCGGCTCATCCTCGTCGAGTGCACCACCCAGCTCACCTCATGGGGGATCGCTCTGCCCGGTCGCAAGAAGGTCGGGGACGGATCGACGTACCGGTGGTGGCTGAAGCAGTTCGACCTGCTCGGCTACAACCACACGGTCCTGTACCTGAACAGCCAGTTCTTCGGGGTCCCGCAGTCCCGGGACCGCGGTTACTGGGTGTTCGTCGACAAGTCTCTGCCGATGCCCGACCTGGAGCACCGGCCGGTGTCTCGCTGCGGGCACTGCGACAAGGACGTCGAGGCGGTGTGGACGTGGAAGACCGGCATCCCGGAGTCCGGCACCGTGATGTACGGCAAGCAATACGAGTACCGATGCCCGTCCTGCCGCCGCCCGGTCGTCCCGCCGATGACGCCGTCGCTGGCGGCCCTGGACCTCACCGATCTCGGCACGCGCATCGGCGACAAGCCCATCAAGACGTTCAAGGACGGTTTCGTCGGGCCGCTCGCCCGGTCGTCGATGGCCCGCGCGGAACGCTGCCGCCAGCGGTTCGCCGACTTCCCCGCGATCCTCATGCCCGCGAAGGGCGTGCACGGCTCGGAGCGGCTTTTGCTGCAGCCGATGGCGACGCAGACCAGCCAGCAGGAGACGGCGATCCTGTCGACCGGGCAGGTCGCCCAGCCGCTGTGGGCGCAGGCCGCCGCTGAGGGCTTGGCGGCGCTCGCGGTCGACAACTTCCAGGGTGCCGCGCGCGGCGCCGGGGAGCCGCTGCCCACCCAGGTCGGGTCGGAGACCCTCGCCGTGCTGTCCTCGGGTGTCATCCCGTACCGGAAGAACACGGTGCCCACGCTGCACAGCGAAGCGATGCCCACCTTCACGTCGGAGCAGATCCCGGCGGTGCTGACGGCAGCCGGCTGGTACAAGCAGAACGGTCCCACCGGGAACGAGACCGCGCCTCACCCCGTCACCGATCCGCTCGGCACCCTCACCTCCCGCGACACGACCGCGCTGCTCATGGCGCAGTGGCAGGCGTCGCTGGCTGAACTGCCGCTGGAGGACTGCTTCTACCGGATGATGGCCGCGCACGAGATCGGCCGAGGCTGCGGCTTCGACGTCGACTTCCGTGACTACCGCGGCACCTTCACCGTCTGGGGCGCCGCCCGTGACCAAGTCGACGGGTTCGGCAACGCCGTCTCTCCGCAGGTCGGTACCTGGATCGGGGATCGGCTGCGGGCCGTCCTCCACACCTCCAGGGCCGCAGCATGAACTCCCCATGCCCGGCGAGCGGCCGGGCGCACGGGACGAACGCGAAGTACCACCTTGACCGCTGCCGCTGCTACTCGTGCTGCTACGCCAACAGCGAGTACGAGACTGGCCGCCGCCGGGCGATGGCCTACGGAACGTGGCAGCCGTTCGTCGACGCCGAACCCGTACGTGCCCACGTCCGGGCCCTGGGGGAGTTCGGCATCGGCTGGATACGGGCGGCGAAGCTGGCCGGCGTGGCCACCGGCACGGTCTCCAAGCTGCTGTACGGGGACCGCCCGCGGAACCTCGCACCCACCAAGCGGATGCGGCCCAACGTGGCGAGGGCCCTGCTGGCAGTGGAGCCCACCCTGGGCAACATGGGCCCTGTCGTGCCGGTCGACGGCGCAGGTACGCGCCGCCGTCTGCAGGCCCTGGTCGCCGCGGGCTGGCCGCAGTCAGAACTCGCCCGCCGCCTGGGCATGGACCGGGGGAACTTCGGCAAAACCATCGTCAGCGACATGGTGCGGGTGGCGACCGTGCGTGCCGTTATCGCCCTGTACGACGAACTGTGGCGGACCGATCCGCGGGAGCACGGCGTTCCGGCCCGCTGGTACGACGTCGCCCGTGCGACGGCCGCCCGCAACGCGTGGGCGCCGGTGGGCGCCTGGGACGACGACACCATCGACGACCCCGCCGCCTTCCCCGACTGGACCGGGCACTGCGGCACCCCCGACGGGCCCCGTCACCACTACCGGCTCAGCACCGCCGTCTGCGTGGCGTGCCGGGCCGCTCGCACGCGCCACCGCCACGAGACGGAAGCGCACGCCGCCTAGCCCCACACGGATCCCGGGGCTCCGACCACCTCAAGGAGGCCCCCGCCGTGGACAACGACTGGCTGCTCGCCCTGGCCATCCCGGTCCTGATGTGCGCCTCCGGCCTGTACGCGCTCGCCGAGAAATGGTGGCGCCGCCGCCACCCCGCTGGGCCGGTGCCGTACCTGCCCGGCCGCGCCCCCCGGGCCCATGCCCGCGAGCAGGTCGCCGCGGCGGAGGCGGTCGTCGCCGACGCCTACGCCCGCTACGGCGACCTCTACGACACCCCCCTCCCCGACAGCCGCATCACGGCCGGCGGCAGCCCATGAACCGACCACCCCGCCCGCCCCGCAAGGAGGTGAGCACCATGCACATCTGGAGTCTCGCGGCCGCCCTGGTGCTCACCACGGCGGCCGCCGCCGTATACGCCCGCCGCCTGGCCGCCACTCGCGCGGTGCTCGGCCGGGAGCTCGCCGCCGCCCGCCTCACCGAAGGGGTCCGGCAGCGGGACCTGGACACCCTCACCGCCCACGCCGCCGCGGCCGCCCGGGCCCGCGAGGTCCTGGCCGCCGCCGAGCAGATCGTCGACGCCGCGTACGCCCGCCACACCACCCACCGCCGCACGGAAGGGGGCACCCCATGACCAGCCTTGCCACGCTCGCCCAGCGGGCCCTGACCGACCACCCCCATTACCGCTACCGCGGCTGCGCCCCCGACCCCGACCAGCCCACCCGCGCGGCCGGCGATCCCAACATCGCCCTGGACGCGTGGCTGCCGTATACCGGCGACGGCCCCGAACCGCAGAAGGAGCGGATCGCGCGGGAGAGGGCCGCCATCGCGATTTGCGAGCGGTGCCCGGTGCTGGCCGCGTGCCGGACGTACGCGAACAGCACCACCACCGTCACCGACCCGGGAGCGGACGGCGCCAACGGCGTGCGGCTCGTCGAGCCGGAAGGCATCTGGGGCGGGCAGCGGTCCCTGGACCGGCACCGCGCGCTGATCGCCCGCCGCACCGCCGGCAGCACCGTCACCGAACGCTCCCTCGCCGAGGCCCGCACCGCCCAGAAGCAGACCCTCCTCGCCGCGCTCGCCAGCGAGGTGTACGAGGACCGGGTCGCCGCCCGCGCCCGCATGGACGTCCGCACCGCGAACTGGCACCGGGCGTCCCTGTGCTCGCTGCTCGGCCTGGACAAGGAGACCGCGACCCGCGACCAGCTGCTGGAGGCCGCCCGCGCGCACGACGTGATGCCGGCGGGGGTGCGGATCGTGTGGGACGGGCTGTGGCCCACCATCGCCGCCCCCACCACCGACGGCGCCCGCCAGCGCCGCATCA